TTACCGCTTCGTACTCAAGAACTCATTCGGCGCCACGATCTGGGACCGCGATAACGTCAATGCAGCGATCAGCGCATCAGACCTGAGCGGCGACAACGGCGCCACGCTGATCGGCTACGACGGGACGACGCTCGATCAGTTCTTCAAGTCGCGACTGCTGCGGGTGGTCGATACGATTGCCCAACTGCGCGCGCTCGACAAGACCAAGTACACGCGTGCTTTCGTGACGGGCTACTACGCTGCTGGTGACGGCGGCGGTGGCCCGTACTGGTATGACGCCAGCGATACCACTAGCGCTGACAACAACGGCACGATCATCGTGGCCAGCGACGGCGCGCGCTGGAAGCTGACGCACGGGCAAAGCTGGGCCAGCGTTTGCCAGTTCGGCGCCAAGGGAGACGGCACCACCGATGACAGCGTGGCGATCCAGAAGGCCGTTGACGGCATGAAGGGAAAGCTGGTCGTCATCGACGCGGGCAAGACGTTCCTGTGCGCTGGCATCATGCTTGACGGGGGCACCTACAACAACACGCGTATCGAATGCCGCGGCACGCTTCAATTGAAGCCTGACGGCGGTAATTCAAACTTCAGCGGGGGATGGGTCGGTGTGCTGATCCGCAACTGCGGCGGCGTTAAGGCCAGTCTGCGCTGGAATGGTAATCGGGCAGCCATGACCGCGCGCGAGCAGATCATCTGCGTGGGTCTGGCGGGAGCGGCAGATGTCGAATTGCCGAGCCTCGAGTTCAACGAAATCCGCGGCGATGGTCTGTACATCGGGCAGCAGGATTGGACGGCCAACAGCGCGAACTCCACCCGCATCAAGGTCGGCTCGGTCAGCGCGCTCAACTCGGCCAATGATGGCCGCAACACGATCTCGATTATCTCCGGCACGTTCATCGACATCGATGATGTTCGATCGATCAATGTAGGGGGCACCATCGGCAGTTTCATCATGCCTGGCGGGGTCGATATCGAGCCGGATCAGGGCTACCAGACCTGCGCCAATATTCGCATCGGTTATGCAGAGATCGTCACCGCTGGGACTTCCGGGCTTGGTGTCTTCGGCAAGTCGATCTCCGGTAACGACGCGAATCGCGACTGGAATTGCTTCGGCATCACGATTCAGGGATGCCGCATCCTGAAGACGGGCACCACGGGCGCTTCGCTGACGGCGACGCCATTCACCCGAGTGGCAGACCTGAAGGTGCGCGGCTCGCTCTCTTACGACTCAGTGCGCGGCGAGGGCGTGACGCACGATTTTTCCCAGCGCGTGGAAGCCGACTGGACGATGAACAATGTCACGAACGGCATTTTCTACGGCCGCGCCAATGCCTTGACCGACTTCGACATCCGGGGCGAAATCACGAACTATAACGGTGCCGCGCACCGTGTGACCAATGTCTTCCGGGGTCGCGTGCGCGGCCGTGCGTTCGGTTCGGTCGGCGGCGGCTCCCCATTCGCTGTGCAGTGCCACAACGAAGGCCGCGGAGCGATCACGCAGACGAACATAATCTACAGCGTCGATGCGCCGTACGACGGCACGGTGCTGCGCGCCTTCCGCAATGAACCCGGCAATCAGGTGACGTTCGGCACGGGTTGTCTGGTGCAGAACTGCGACTGGACCGGCTATGCCAATCAGGGCGCGACCAACGATGCCGCTATCCGCACGGAAAACGTGCTCGGCTGGACAAACACCAACTCGATTCCCACGTCTGGCGTCTGGTTCTTCGGAACCTTCGTCAAGAACGACGTTCCGGTGCAGTCGGGCGGAAAGATCATGATCGGCTGGTCACGTCTGAACACAGGGTCCAACAACGTCCTGAACAACGACTGGTCTCAGGTCTTCGCGACGATTACGTAAGTAGCAGCCAACCGGGGGGTAGCAGTATGGAAGCACAGCAGGAAAAGCCGAAGCGCTGGCTGGATTTCACGATCAACGTGCAATCGCTCGTCGTCAGCATGATCCTCGCGGTCGTTGCTGGCGTCGGCATCTACCTGAGCGTGATCACGGACGTGAAAGCGCTGCAGAGCAAGGCGCTCACCTACGACGAACGCTTTGCGCGGACTGACGCGGCAATTGAGCGACAGCGACAGGAGACAACGGAAAAGCTCAACGCCATCGGGCAGAACGTCGAGAAGATCCGCGACTACCTGCTCGACAACGCCGCAGGGCAGCGGCCCGACATCAAGAGGTGGACGCGATGAACTTTCGACTTGGACTAGCTGATGGCTGGCGTCAGCTTCACAAGCGCGGCACTGTGGTGCTCGCTACCTTCTTCGCAATGGTGACGGCCTTCGGGCCGACGCTGGTCGATACGTGGAACCTGTTGCCGTCAGACCTGAAGGGCGCGCTCCCTGAGGGCACGGCTCGATGGGTGTCCACCGCAGCCTTCGTGCTGATGATCTTCGTGCGCTACACGTCCGTACGCCGGCGCGACGAGAAGAAGGAGGGTGACGATGCTGGCGCGTGAATTCAACAGTGGACCTCTGTCCGACGCGCTCCGCATCCTGCCGGCACCCATGGACACGCCACAAGCCCGCGTGATGGTCATAGCCATCTGCCTACAGGAATCCGGCCTGATCCACCGCAAGCAGATGGGCAACGGTCCGGCGCGCGGGTATCCGCAGTTCGAACTTGGCACGAGGCAGACGCGCGGTGGGGTGTGGGGCGTCTACCTGCACGACGCATCCCGTTTCTGGCTGGACCGGCTCTGCGCCTCGCGCGGGGTGCAGTTCCTGCCGGAGAGCATCTGGCGCGCAATGGAGACGGATGACGTGCTCGCCGCTGGCGTGGCGCGGCTGCTGCTGTTCACCGATCCATTGCGCCTGCCCAAGATCGATGACGCCGATGGCGCGTGGGGGCTCTACCTGCGCACGTGGCGCCCCGGCAAGCCACGCCCGGAGACATGGGCAGGCAATCACACGCTGGCCCGGCTGGAGGTCATCAAATGATCCCCGCCATCCTTTCCGACCTGTGGCCGCTGCTGGCCGGTGGCGCCGTCGCGATTGTCGCGCTGCTCACCGGCTGGGCTCGGCACAAACAGGCCCAGACCGCCGAGGCGCAGGCCAGCCAGAAGGTGGCCGAGTCCGAGGCCAAGGTAGCACAGGCAGCGAAATCCGAAGCTGAAGCAAATGCCGCCGCCGCACGCGCCGGTGCCGACGCATCGAGGGAGCGAACCAATGTGGAAAATGAGATTGCTGGTGGCGCTGCTGGGGAGTCTGCTGACCGCCTGCGCGCAGACTGGTCCCGAGACTGACCCGGAACCGCAGATCGTCACGCGCACTCGGACGGTAGATACCGGGTGTGACTGGACGAAGCCGATCTATGTGAGTAAGGCGGACGTGCTTACCGACGCGACCGCAGCTGCGATCCTGGCGCACAACCTTGCTGGCGCCAAGCAGTGCGGCTGGAAGCCGAAGGGCAAGTAACCTACCGACCCGTCTCCGCCGACCCGGAAGCAGGCTCCGAGAAGATGGACGATATCGACGGGATCAGGCCCGCGATCCAGAGGAACGCGGCTGCGAACAGCGTCGAATCCATCGGCTCGAGCTCGTGAGAGAGCAGCCCGAGTGCAGGTATCCCGACGGCCATCCAGAGTACGGAGGCAAGGCGTTTGAGGTCACGCTTCATTTTGAAGTGGAACGTAGGCGGATTTGGGGGCGCTGCTCGTCTCTTTCACCAGCAGCAGGAACCAGAAGAACACCTGTACCCATGTGGATAGCAGCGTCGCATACATATCCTGGAAGAACTGCATCACCAGCGGGAACAGGGTCGCGGAGTAGATGAAGATCCACGGGCCGCCCCGGCGCTGCATGGCCCGGAACAGACCGAAGTGCAGGGAGGCAGAGAGCACCGCGAACCCGACCACGCCGGCAAAGCCGAAGTCCCGGAAGTAGGGGTCCATGACCGTGAATACGTTCACCTCATCGGGTACCTGCACGTAGTCGCGGATCAGAGGGGGCGCCTCGAAGCCGACGCCGGCCAACTTGCCCATCAGGATCTGGAAGAATCGCAGCGAGTAGCCGCCCATTGCCATGGGATCGGTATTGCCGTCCACCACCACGGCCATGGCCATCGTCGGGGACAGCACGTACACGCGGAGCATGTTCAGCAGCCCTTCGATGTTGTCCACCATGCTCGCGTCAGGGTCCAGGCCCTTGCGCGTCATCAGCGCTATCATCAGGAATGACGCCACGAGCAGAGCGCCGAACATGACCAGGCCGCGCATGCGCACCTTGCCGGAAACGATCAGCGGGAAGACGAGGAAGCAGAACATCATCAGGAAGAACGTGCGCCCGGTGCACAGGAACGCCATAGCCACGGCCGTTCCCACCGATATGGCCATGTCCCAGAACCCTCGGCGGTCAGATGCGAACTGCATCAACCTGATCGACGCCACCACGAAGCCCAGCGGTACGAAGTATCCCAGCGGCCCATAGCCCTCACTGCCGTCCGTCAGCGCGCCGCGCAGTGCCATGTAGCCAAGCGCTGAGAAGATGTCGCCGCCGGCCAAATCGTTCGCCTCAAGGTAGATCAGCGGAACCGATGCGACGGAAACCCACTGGGCCACCTTCAGCCACTTTTCACGGTACTCGAGGCCAGTACCCACCGGCGCGGCCAGCGGCACCTTGTGGCTGACGGCAACCACCTCCAGCGCTAGGTACGTCCCCAGAAGCAGCGCCAGGAGGAACCAGAAGTAGGTAGATGGCGGGTAGAAGGTGTCACCGGTGGCCATGAAGCCAACCGACATGACAAGCCACAGGCCGAAGAAGATCCCGAACGGGTTACCTGGCCCCAGCCTGCTCCCGACCGATATCGCCCAGCCAGTAAGGGCGATCAATGCACATACTGCAAGCATGTCACTTTTGTGGATTTTTGCGTCGGGCGCGATTGTATCAGGCCGCAAGACGGCCATGGTTGCTCTCAACATCAGCACTTTTTTCGCGCGGCTCGAACAAAATGAGTATCCGGGCGCCCGCATGCGCACTTTTCTTTAGGCAAGCTTGATGCGTATACTGTACGGATATACAGTGTAAGCATGTCTACAAACTTCCATCCTCCAGCAGAACCCATGCCGTCCTACTCGATCTCCGAAGAGTGGGCGTGCCGGACGTGCTCGCGGGTGCAGATCATGGTAACGGCGGAATACCCCCACCCGAGGATGCGCCTCGACTGTGCGTACAGTGCCTTCGTGCCGCTGGCGACCTGCCCGTCGTACTCGCGGGAGCCGGGGTCGGATTGAAGCGAATGCCAGCTTTTTGCCAGCATTTGCTGCCGAGCCGCACGGTTACGCCATTGTGCGCGGGTTCGAGTCCCCTCCCTCGCACCAAAATTTCGTTTGGAATCAGTGACTTATTTACTGATGGCTGGCAAAAATCTAGCCTGTTTTTGCCAGCTTTGCTGTGGATTTGCCAGTGAATTCGCCAGCATTTCCGGCGAACTTCTCAACGGCCCGATTGCCGGCCTCGGTATCCGCCGACGGCATCCAGCGGCCATACACGCGGGCGATCATCGTCCAATCTGCGTGCCCCATTTGCTTTGCCACCCACATCGGGTGCTCTCCAGCCGACAGCATCATCGAGGCGTAGGTATGCCGGGTCTGGTATGGGTTTCGGTATCGCACGCCGGCACGCTTCAAGGCCGACTGCCAGATACGCCACACCTGATGCGATCCTGAGAACCTTTCGCCCGCGGCAGTCGTGAACACAGGCCCGTCGAGCGCGGCCAGAAAGGTCAATGCCTTCTGTGCTTCCAGCGCGGCGGCAGCAGGTGCCAGGAGCCGGATGTCGCGCCGGCCCGCCGCTGTCTTAGGGAACTCCGCTTCGCCCTTCGCCTCGCGGGTCATCGCCCGGCGCACGCGCACGTAGCCGCCCACGAAGTCGATGTCGGACCAGTTCAGCGCGATGAATTCGGAAGTTCGCATGCCAGTCCACAGGGCGAACTGGATCATGTTGCTGTCGCTTGCACGAAGTGCTCCCAGCACCGCTTTCTGCTCGTCGGGTGACAGGGGGTCGATTTCGTCGCCGCCTTCGCCATCGGCGGGACGCTCGGCGCGCGTATAGGTGTAGCCGGCAAGCGGGTTCGCATCAATGATTTCATCGGCAGCGGCGTCGCCCAAGGCTGAACGCATGCAACTCTGGATGTTGGACAGCCGCTTGTTGGAGACTTTCTTGTCCTTGTCTTTGTCGGCGTCGATTGTGGCCAGCCAGTCGCGGATTTGAGCGCGCTTCAAGTCGGAGAGGGGAAGTTTCCCGAACTTCAGGATGACCCACCGGTTCACGATCAACTCATAGCCCTTGTACGTCGAAGCCTTTAGTTCGACCTTCTTCCGCTTCAGCCAGGTGTCGAAATAGGATTCGACGGTGAGGACGTCGCCGGGCCGCTCGGCAAGTTCAGCGGCGTGCCCGGATTTGGGGAAGGTCTTCGCGTAGTCGAACTCGCCTTTCTCGATGGCGTGGAGAATCGCCGCTCGGAACTGCGTTAGCTTTCGAGTATTGGCAGGACAGGGCTTCGCCTTGACGCGTTCGCGGCAACGCTTGCCCTTGAAAGTGAAGGTGATTTCATAGCTGGAGTCTGAAACGATAGCGACTCCTGTCCCTTTTCGACCCATCGTTCGTAGCCGTCCATGTCGATGACGATTTTCTTGGTGCCTGGCTCATATCGCCAGACCCCGCCTTCGGGCCAAATGCCCTTGCACTTCCGCGTGTAGACGGCTGCCGGGGTGTATCCGGTCAGCTCGCAGAACTTGGCAATTGTTACAAAGCGTACCATGATGGCTACCTCAGTCCCCAGATGCGTGCGGTCGTGTCGATGATCCGTTGTGCTGCTGCTTCCATCATTCCTTCTGCAAAGCCCGGATGGCCGCCGCCGCCCTTGCGTACTTTTTGGCGTAGATGCGATAGCGCTCGTCTTCCTCGGTTACTGCATCCTCATGAGCCTGGATCGCCAAGTCCTTGCACACGCCAACGGCATCGTTCAGCGCCTGCTTGCGCGAGGCTTGCCATGCTAGTGCCGAGACATGGTTTTCGTCCCAATAAATCTCAGCCGCATCCAAGGTGTAGACATCCGGGTACGTGCCGGTCATCCATGCGATGACCTCCGCGCGCATCTTCTCAAATTCCTCGTTCACGTTTTCTCTCCGATGGCTGCGGCTGCGCGGACGATGGCGCGACGGGTGGCTGCGTAGATACAGTCCTTGTCCTTCCCTAGCAGTTGTTCAAAGCCGATGTAATTCCACAGTTCCGGGCTTGCAAGTATTCCCAAAGTTACTGCCAGCCGCAGCGCGTCGCCATCGCGTTCCAGCGGATTCCATGGACTTGCCGTTCCATTCTCGTTTCGTACCCATGGTGTCTTGCCTGGCGTCCATGTCATCCGTACATCAAGCCCAGCCGCCTTCGCCGCCAGCGTCTAGCGCCAGCCGCTTGATACGCTCAAACCGATCCGCCTGCGCAGCGGGTGCCGGGGCGGTGGATTGCTGGCGCGTATAAAGAACAACGTCAGAAGGTGCTGGCTGATAGCCCGGATATACCCACATCAGCGTTGGCTCTTTACTCGTGCCATCGTAGTAGGCTTCCGCCTGCGCAGCGGGTGCCGGGGCTGGTTCGCAATCGCACTTGCCGATGTACTCGCAGCGTGTGCACTTCGGCGCTGGTGCAGCGGGCGCGGCGAGTAGGGCACGAGCACATGCAAGTGCAAGCCGAACGGCGGCGGCGCTGCTACGTTCTTGCGTGTCCCAGTAAGGGTCACGCTTGTACATGGCTGCAAAGATGGCATCGCCATCGATGTTCGCCACCCCCTCCCCATTGCGGGCATCCGCAGAATGGGCGGCGAGGCGTCGCTCGACTTCGCTGTACCTTACATACGTGCCATTAGGATGTGGCGCCATGCCAAAGGATCGGTGCGAATACCGCTCAATAGGTAGTCCGTCTTCATCGGGACCAAGGATGCTAGTCAGCCCCGCTTGGCGTGCGTTGTGGTCGGTCATGATTGGTCCTTTGCATTTCCGCCTACGAGGTAGAAATCCACGCGTTCGCTGTAGTAACCGTTCGATGTTCCGTACCAGCGAATGTCCACGTAACCTTTGATCGTCGCCAGCTTGTAGAAAGTCCAGGTAAAGGAATCGTCCGACCATCCCGGATAGTCCGGATCTACCATTGCTGTTTCGCCTTCTGTGGAGGGCATCTCTGCCATCAGGATCGGCGTACCGATAAGGTCTTGCAGATCGCCGACAATGCTTTCGACTCGCACCGACTCGCAGCAATCTTGCTCGTGATCCATGCGGTAGACGTTTCCGTCCGAGTCTTCGAACTCGACGCGCTCATCAGTGGCTTCGGCGCGCACCAGCGTCTTGCCGATCATGGTCGAGAAATCGACTCCCTTGTCGTGATACCAGTTCATGCTTGCTCTCCCTTTGCTTTTGCGAGGATGGCGCGGGCGAATTTGATGATCGCATCGGTGCCGACCTTGTGAAACTCGGAATGGAACATTTCCACGGCCATGGCGATTCGGGAAATCTCCGCATCGCTCAACTCCACCCCCTTCGCAGCGCCCAACGCTTCCGGGGCGGGGATGAATGCCTCGCCTTCCACGACAGGCTCCTTGTACTCGGGGTCGGGGAAGAACTTGCCCTGCAAGGCCAGCTTGGCAACGCTTCCATCCTCGACTGTCGCGGTGTTCGACTCGTCTTCGTAGAAGTTCTGCGGCTCGCCGCTCACCGTGTCCCACGCCGAGGAATCGTGCATGGTGAAGTGGCTACCGTTTGCGTAGAAGCGCAGCGCGTCAAGGATGCCTTCAGGCACCCTCGCGGCTACGGGCAACGCTTCCGGGGCGGCCATCTTCACGAGCACGTCAGGAAAGCCGCTGTCTTCGTCTTCCACCCACGCGAATCCTTGCTTGCGAACGTTCTCCAAAGCCTCTGCGAGATTCGATCCTGCGAACGCCTCTCGCCGCACGTAGCCTGCCGGACCCGCGACCATGATCTGCCACAGCAACGCTTCCGGGGCGGGGCGGGCGAGTCCAGCGACCATGTTGTCGATCTGGCTCAGTACACCTTTGATCGTGTGAAGCGGCTCCCATTCCAATCCGGGATCGTTGAAATGGGCAACGTGCAATGCCAAGGCGATTTGCCGCGCATCGCCAAGAACTTCTTCGTGCCAATCCAAGACAAGTTCCGGCAGTGAATCATCTGCTTCGGGGTCAATATCGAGCGTCTTGCGTACAGACATATCGACATTCGCAAGTGTGGATGCCAAAGAGTCAATGCTCTTGCTCAACGCCTCGCGCGACTCGATGTCTCGCTGGTCCTGCGGCCAATAGTTGTCGTTCATGTTGTTATCCTTATGCTGCTTCGGGTTCGTCGTCAGAGAGGGCCATTTGATGGCGCATGTATGGGAGGGCGATATCCGCGGGCCCTATTCCCCATGCATCCATCAGCCGGCCAATCGGCGTATTTGCTCGTGCGCATCCGGTCTTCGCAGCCTTCGGTCGTCCTGATCCGCGATACGGTGCAGGCGTGAATGCCTGCATGCCTGCCATGTCGATGCACTCAAACAACTGCGTCATTGGTGCGTCAGGGTTCTTCTTGCTCACTACCAACTCACCGAAACGCTTCAGAGACGCATGGACGGCTTGCTTCGTCACGCCATGCTTTTCCGAGAATGATCCGAGACACACGGTTTCGCCTCGGAGAAACGCGAGCCTGAGGTGCTCGCCAACGCTCAGGCGCTCGCTCATGCTCTGGCTCCGGCCAGTCTCACACCAGGCCACGGGCAATACCGCGCGTCGTGGCCGTCACCGCCGCAGCGGCTGCACTTCAGTTGATAGCGATTCATGGCAGGGTCCTCGCGGCTCAAACAGTCTTTGCTTCGATGCGGCGCGACGATTCCAGCGTGCGCCAGCATTCGATTCCAGCCTGCGCGGCGATCATCTGCCAACGCAACTTCTCTTCTTGCTCAGTTGCTACTCGTAGACCGTCCAGCACTTCCAGATATTCCGGATGGCTATACGCTTCGCGCTCCTGCGCCGCTACGCTCGGGTATTCGGCCTGCACAGCCTTCATCAGCGTGGCCTTCTTAACCTTCAGATAACCTTCCAGGTGTACACGGTCAGCCTTTGCTTTTGCCAACACCGGAGCGGAATCGCGGATGAAGTCCAGTCGCCGGAAAACGTTGATTTCTGCGTCGTCGCTCATTTCAGTTCCAGGCGGTCTTTCTTGACGATCCGCGCACCGGGCACTTCTGTGCCAGCTTTGATGGCCTTCTTGATCTCGGCCTTGCTGGGCTTCGGCTCTGGCGGCTTCGGCTTCGACATGAACGACGCCGGGATCTGCTTTTCGTCGTAGACGTCCACGGACTCGTCACGGTCGATGTACAGCCTCGCGACAAACGTGCCGTCATTCGCGGCGATCTCGTGGATGCCGGTGCGCTTCATGTTCAGAGCCAGGTACTCGCGCAACTTCTCTTGCCGGCTGACAATGGCGGCTTTGCGCTTCTCCACGGTTGCAAGGTGCTGCTCGATCATGGCGACCTCGGCGTCACCGTTCAGGATGAAGGCAGCGACATTCGCGGCCTTGTCCTTCGTGGCATCCAGTGCGCCCACCAGAGCGGGCGACAGTTCGCCGGTATCGGGGTCGAACGCCTCTTCGCTGCTCAGCAGGCGCTCAACTTCGCTGGAAAGGGTGTAAAGGCTCAGGGCAGTCATGGCTGGCTCCTAGAACGGCACGTCGTTGTCTTCGAAGCCATCGGGCTCATGCTGCGGAGCAGGGCGCTGTGCCTGACGCTGAGCCGGCGCCTGTTGCTGGCCCTCCTGCTTGCCGCCGAGCATCTGCAACTGATCGACAACGATCTCAGTCGAGTACTTGTCCTGTCCGGATTGGTCTTGCCACTTCCGGGTGCGGATACGACCCTCGACGTAGATCGCGCTGCCTTTGCGGAGATACTGGCCGGCGATCTCTGCCAGCTTCCCGAAGAAGCTCAGGCGGTGCCACTCGGTCAGTTCCTTCATGTCGCCGGACTGCTTGTCCTTGTAGCGATCAGTCGTCGCCAGACGGATGTTCGTCACGGCATCACCGCTGGGCAGGTAGCGGGTTTCAGGGTCGGCGCCCAGATTGCCGACGAGGATTACTTTGTTGACGGATGCCATGATTAAGCGTGCTCCGGTTCCGGTTGCTGTTCGGTGAGTTCGGTCTTGCGCTGATCCTTGGCGGCGATCACCGCGTCGCGGTGTTCCTTGCCGAGCATCTGGATAGCGGCGTCGAAGTGGCTTTTCAGGGCCGAAATGTTCTGTGCGTTGCGGATGCCTTCGAGAATCGCCTCGACGTTCGGGCCAGCCTCGCCGGTTTCCAGCCAGTTCAGCAGGTCAGCGCCGGTCTGCTCGCTAATGGGCTTTGCGTCGCCCCCGAACAGCCCGGTACGGTCCTTGGATGCAACGGCGTAGTGGCCGTCATGCACGATGTCCAGCACCACGGTGAACTCGTACTCGAAGCCGTCTCGCTGCTCGGTCTTCATCCCGAGCTTGGCGACCTTCTTGCGCCCGTTTTCCTCCACCTGGGCCGTCTCGGTCTTGCTGCGGCCTGTGGCGATGATGTGCATCCGCGACTGAAGCATTGCATCGATGAAGGCACGGTGGCGTGGCGTCAGTTCGTTCCAGGCGCTCCACGAGTTGCCCCGGTACTTGGCCGATGCGACCTGATCCACCAGTTCGAGAATGCCGCCAGAGCCCGACCACTCGTGCGTGGTGCTGTCGATGATCAGCACGTCGTAGCCGGCTTCCTCTGCCTCCTTGATGGCGGCGATGTACCGTTCCGGCGTGTACGGCGCGGCCAGTTCCATGACGTCGAAGTCGGCCAGATCGCTGTAGAGCGATGCGCTCCCGTGCTCGGTGTCGATGCAGGCGATGCGCCCACCCAAGCCCCGAGCAATTTGCAGGGCACCGTAGGTCTTACCAGAGCCCGACGGGCCGGTCAGCGCCAAACGGAGCTTTGCCTTTTTCCTCACTGCTTTCGCGAATGCCATGATTGATTCCTTGCGTTTGATATTCCTGAGAGTTCATCCTTGCCGCCAATTCCTCGTACCAGCGCATGGCCTCGGCGGCTTCCCATTCCTCTTGCTGGCCGACCGTTTGCCAGTACTCGATGGCGTCCATTACCGCAGGCCGCCCACCGCGACATACGCGAACGCACGCCGCACGCGCTCGGGAACGTAGGCCGACGATATGGCGACGCGCGGTTTCACCTCATTGCGGGCAAGCTCGGCCACGATCTGGCGATGGCGAGCGTCCTGCGCAGCCACCATGTGCGAGAACTCCGCAGCACGGCGCTCTTTGCTAGTGAGGATCACGCCTGTCGTGATGTGGCGCAGGTCTGTGTTCTTGTCGATCATGCTCAGCCTCCAATCTGGTATTGGTACGCCACCACCACTGCAACAAACGCGATGCTGGCGAGCGTGGCGAACTTCAGACGGCGGTTCCACTTCGAGTGCATCGCCGCGCGGATGAGGGGGTCGTCTGGTGTAATCACGTCCTCTCCTGATACCTGCCGAACAGGAAGTTCAGCTCGTTACGGGCGGACTCGAATGACAGCAAGTTGTCTGCATCGACGCTGCCAATAGAAGGAGCCGCGAACTCGACTCCACGCATGATTCCGATCTCGTAGCAAAGTGCTGGGATGGATTGGCTAAGACCTCGAAGACGGTCGTCATTAGCGGCACGCCTCGCATTGTTCAACGCGGCCTCAATGACGTTTGCGACGGACTTGCTCACGATGCTTGCTCCTTCGCGGCCTGCACCTTGGCGAGGATGGCGCGGGCATCAACATGAAGTGTGTTTACGCAGTCTTCCATCGTGATGGAGTCCCAAAACGCTACGATCTTCTCCAACGCCTCCACGGCCTCAGCCAGGAGCGGGTCGGGGTGGGCGTAGAGGGGTTCGCTTCGATCCTTGGGACCGGTAGACCAGTGGCTACCAAAACTCCATGCGTAACTACCGCCCAGTTCTTCAGGGGTCGGGGTTTTCCAACGCCACGCCACCGCCGTCCCCACACCCGCATCGCGCGCTTCTTCAAGCATCCTTTCGCAGTCCACACGCAGCGATTCGCTAGGGTTCCCGATGTGCTTGGCGATCAGATCAGCATCCCGCTCCCACGACGGATGTACGTTGACGCAAGAGCCGTCATGCACCTTGTGTCCGCACTTGGTGCACTTTTTCTCCGTGGCCAGATCAAGGGCCTCATTTGCCATCTGCTTCAAGCACAGCGCGAGGTGATTCGGGCCGAGTGCGTCTTCTAGTGTTGCCTCGGTCATCTTGCGCAGGATGTCGATTACACCCGCATCGCGCGCGCCTTCGGTCGGGGCGGCGGCGAGCAACGCAACTAGGTCCGACAAGCGCAACTCGACGTCACCATTAAGCCCATGAATCACGTCATCGAGACCTTGTACCTTGGACTTCTGCCGGTACTCGATGTACTGGCGTAGGCGTTCCGGCACGCACCCGCAATTCGCCGCCTTGCACTGCCGCTCGATCGCGGCCATCTGCTTCTCGTGGTTAGTCATGGCTGGCTCCGGTCGCTTTGGATACGATCGATCGAGCATGCTCAGCGTCTTGCTCCAGCGATTGCAGAGCCATTGCGAAGTTCTCGGGCCGATTTCGATAGCAGTAGGCGATGGTGTTGGCGGCCACTTCAAGCCGGTGCAACGCCTCGAACAACTCCGGCGCGGACGCGATCAGGCGGGCGTCTGCGTCTTCCCGTGAAGCGGTAACGCCAGAGACAACGAAGCCGCCTTCATGGCCACGCTGCACTACGGGTGGACGATCTTCTCTGCGTGGCATCAGGTGCCAAGGCCCCGGCGTGAATTTCGTATCGCTCATTTCAGCCCCCTCACGATATCGATGATGTTGGCGATCAGCCCGGCGAAGGCGAAGGCGCCCCCGCACAGGTACAGCGCGTTGCGGTTGCGATGCTGCCAGGCGCGCATGGTCTTGAGGTCATCGATGTCAATCACGATGAGCCTCAGAACGGGAGGTCAGTGACGTCCGTGACATCGCTGACGTCACGATTGGGCCTCGACTCTTCCTCGTCCGGCGCAGCCACATACGGAAGTGCCAAGAGCTTGCTGATTTGCTCTTCGATTTCGGCGATACGGCGCCCCAACTCGGCGCGCACGGCCTTCTTCTGCGCCTCCAGTCCCGTGACCAGCATTTGGCGCGGGTCCAAGTCAGGCGCATCAAACTCGATGCTGATCGTGTGCGCGCCGAGTTTCCGGTAAGCCTTGTACGAGCCGTCAGTGTCGATAGCCGGGTTGTTCGCCCACTCTTCGTAGTCGTATTGGCTGAATTCGTACACGACGCTTTCTGCGTCCCAAGCCGGCTTTGCAAATACCCAGCCCTTGATTTCGATCTGCATGGTTGTTCCCCCCAATCGTTGTTGTTCAGTCCACCGTGTAGTAGCGAACCACCACCACGAAGTCCCCCGTGGCCACGTCCTTGCGCTGCGCCACGACTGCCGGCGAGCGGTACGGATCGATCTGCGACATGCGGACATCAGCAGCACGGCGGACTGCCTGCGAGGCGTCGCCGCGAAACTCCAGCTCGTGGATGCGGCCCGAGCGCACAACCTTGCAAGTCACGTCCGGCAGCGGTGCCGGGGCGAACGGGCGCAGGGCGGTAACGAAGGCGGGGTGGATTGCGGTCATTTCGTGGCTCCCATCGGGTGCTGCGTGTCTTGGTATGGCTCTACTTTAAGACGGAAGTGTCTACATAGCAAGACTAATGTGTCTTGTTAAGACGAAAACGTTTCAATCGGTCATTAATATCCGATAGCCTATGGCTTCTGAGACGCAAAAAAGCCCGCGCGACGGCGGGCTGGGAGGGGTTGCGACCGAGAGAGCTATTTGGTCAGGGCGAACGCAATATAGGAAAGCAGCGCAACTATTATGGCAGTACCGTACCCCTTCGATTGGGGCGCGGTTTGGGGCTTTACATATCGAAGGTAAGCATCAACGCCTTTCAGGGTCTCGTGCATCTCGAGGATTGCGATATGGATTCTGTCGGCGTCCTCGGCCGTTCGTTCACTGATGTCGCGTAGATCTTGGACAGCATCTAGTAGTCTGGGGCGAAAATTTTCCTCGAATCTCGACTGCGCCTCTAGTTGCAGTTCTCGATGCAGGATGTCTGCTCCGCTTTCTTGATTCACAGCCTGGCTCCCATCCAGAATACGCGCCCAATGATCGATAGATGGTCTTCCTTGTCGGGCGATACAAGGATGTCCGGATACTTGTGCTTGTCAGGGTTGTCGGACACGATCAGGACGCCGCCGCCGATCTCTTTGCGCAGGCGCTTCACGAGGATCTCGCTATCTAGGCGGATGACGTAAATGTCGTTGTTGGCCAGCTCAGTGCGTGCAGTATCGACCAGCAGGACTGCGCCGTCCGGTATTGTTGGCTCCATGCTCTGTCCGTCCGCATAGATGACAACAGCTTCGTCTTCCTTTACCCCGGCCGTCCGGAGAAAGTCTCGGCGGAAAGCCAAGCGGCCTTTCTCTGACTCGTAGAACACCAAGTTGCCATTGCCGGCTGATGCCTTCACATCGAGGCGGCGCAGCATGGCGAAGTCCTCGTCGGTCTCGTTCATGCCTGGCACAAAGAGGGCGGACACCGTGACGCCGATGCCGTGGGCGAGTTGCCCAAGCTTCTCGACGGTCAAGTCTTGCTCACGTCTTCTGATCCGATTGATCGTGCGTTGAGGGATGCCGCAGGCCCGGGCAAAGACGGATTCGTTTTCGAATCGCTTCCCCTCGCCGATCAGGTTAGTCAGGTTCTGTAGGAGGATCTCTAGTGCTTTATCCATGGAGCCGAACTCTATCGACTCGTCAAAGACGTTTGTGTCTTGCACATAAGGCGAGTTTGTCTTATTATGGTTAAGACGAATATGTCTAGCCACGATGAGGCTCCAAAATGGACGAAATGAATGTGCTGCGTGCTTGGCTTGCCGACCAGCGCGGTCGCTGGACGCGGATCGCCGCGGACACCGGCCTGAGCACCAAAACTCTGGCTCGCATCGCCCACGGTCAAGAATCCGTAAACCTGCGGACCTACACGAAGCTGCGTGAGGCCATGAAGGCGGCGTCCCAACTGCCTGAACCCGTTGCTGCCTAAGGGACTGCGATGACCACGGAAACAGTTTCGGCCGACGAGGTTGAAAGTGCACGGAAGTTGGCTGCACGGAACGAGGGCGAGGTTTTGCGCGCCGTTGCACGTGTAACGCAAGCGCATGCAGCGTCTTGCATGGGCGTCTCAGCCAGCACGATTAGCCGGACACTCGAGGATCTCCAGCGCTGGTCCCAACTGCTTGCATGCCTTGGCCTACAGATCGCGCCAGTTGGCTCGATGGTGGTGGACTCAGAAGACCTCCGGTCGTTGAAGCGCATGGCGCTCCGCTACCTGGAAGCTGACCTGCAACAAATAGCAGCACAGGGGTAGGCAATGGATTGGTTTCGCTGGTGGCATGGAACCGTGACCGATCCGAAGTTTCAGTCGGTCGCGCGCAAGACCGGGCATCCGGTCGGTTCCGTCATTGCGGTCTGGGCCGCTCTGTTGGAGTGCGCCAGTGATGCAACGCGATGCAACGCAGATGCAACGCGAGGCAACGTTGCATCGTTTCATTGCAACGATTTCGATGTTTTGCTCGGGTTCGAAGACGGTACGGTGCAGTCGATTTTCGACGCCATGACCGACCGAGGACTGATCGTGGACGGCGAAATTGCCAAGTGGAACGAGCGTCAGCCGAAGCGCGAAGATTCCGGCAATCCCAATACCGGCGCGCTTTCCAGCACCGAGCGGTCGCGTTTGCACCGGGACAGGAAGAAACGCACAGAGACGCAATGCAACGACATGCAACGCAGTGCAACGCTCGGCAACGACAGATTAGATAAGAGTAGAGAAGAAGAAAAAGAAGAACCCTTGTCGGGCAAGCCCGACCGGTCTGAGGCAAAAGCCATCCTCGACTACCTGAATGCCAAAGCTGGTCGGGAGTACCGCGCCGTGGAATCGAATCTCCGCTTGATCGACGCACGTCTCAAGTCCGGGGTGACCGTGGAGCAGTGCAAGGCAATCGTTGACGCCAAGGTGTCGGAGTGGACCGGCACGGATCGGGACAAGTACCTGCGGCCCGAGACGCTGTTTGGCGCGACAAAGTTCGAGCAGTACCTTGGGCAAATCGGCAGTGGTGACGCCGCCGGCGCGCCGCAATGGGCGCCGGAAGGAAAGACCTACGTCCCTGGGGTCGGGTTCGTTGAGGGAGTTTTCTGATGCAGCTGCCACACGGGGCACAGCCCATCCTGCAAGCCCGCCTGAGAGGCGAAATGGTCACCGATCTGGTGATCGTGTCGTTGGTCGGACAACTCGATGAGGGCAACCCCGTGGTGGTGGCGTGTGGGCCGGAATACGACTGGCGATTCTGCCGTGGGCTCCAGGTTTGCATCTTCGGCAAGGTCGGTACGCCGAACCGGCAGACGGCTATGGCCATTGGGTCGAACATCCCCAGCAGGCTGTACCTGTGGGACGTGGAGGCCAAGGAAGGAACGGAATTGATCGTCCACCTTCGTGAAAGCGCGTTGAACAAGCGCGGGGGCGAATTCAAAACGTCCGACTGGACTGCGATTCTGTGGCCGTGGTCGGACTGGCAAAACAGGACTTTCCAAGAGGTTCGGGTATGAGGCTGATCGAGGACAACATCGACTTCCGCGCATGGTATGAAGCGCCGGTCAACGGGGTAAAGATCCGCAAGGCGTCGGAGTTCGCGGACGATCTTGAACGGTCGTTGTTTGCCCCGCGCGAGTTCCCAAGGGTGGTAACGGGCTTCGATTGCATGCTCGGGAAGTTCGACCTGCGCGACAGCGAAATGACCGTGTGGGCCGGCCCCAACGGCCAAGGGAAGTCGATGGTTACGACGCAGGTTGCCTTGTCTCTGTGCGAGCAGGGCCAGCGCGTGTGCATCGCATCCGTCGAAATGAAGCCGTCCAAGACGCTGGAGCGGATGGCCTACATGGCCTACGGCACAAACGAACTCAAGCCCAGCCAGATTCGGGAGTTCATGGCGTGGACCGATGGCCGGCTGTGGATGTACGACCACGTTGGATCGGTCGATTCGCAGGAAATGGTCGGGGTTGTCCGGTATGCCGTGATGGAACTCGGAATGCAGCACTTCTTCCTGGACAACCTGCAAAAGTGCATCCCGAACGAGGACGACTACAACGGCCAGAAGGCGTTCACGGACAAGCTTTTCGCCATCGCCAAGGACAACCCGACGCACATCCATTTGGTGCACCACACCAAGAAGTTGAGCGGAACCCCTTCAAAGAACGACGTGAAGGGCGCCAGCTCGATTACCGACCTCGTGGACAACGTGGTGCTGGTCTACCGGAACATGACCAAGGAAGACATCCTTTCCGGCCGCGTGAAGGCCAAGGATACGGAGATTCAGGACGCCTACGCGCTTCCCGATCTCGTGCTCGATCTGGTGAAGCAGCGCACTGTCGGCTTCGAGGGTCCGTTTCCGCTGTGGCGTTCGCAGGATTGCCCGCAGTTTGTGGAACGTCGCGGCGAACAGCACCGGAAGTATCGCATCGAGCCACCGAAGGCGGAGAAGCCGCACACCGAAACCGTGGACATCGAGGGGGCATTCTGATGCGAATCTCCAAGCAACTCGCCGACGATCTGCGCTGGCTGTCGGAAACCGAGGAATGGACCGACGAGGACAAGGACGAGGCGAAGCGTTGCCTGAAGGCTGATCCGGGATTCTTCAGTCACTTCTTCACGGTCTGGGTTCAGGCGAAGCGCGCCGGCTACAAGTACCAGGCGGGCGGGCGCTACGTGAGGATGGCTGAGTTCTGCGCGGCCAATGGCTTGCCCGATCCGTACCAGCGGGAGTTTACCGACGCGCAGGTTGACGGAACCGCGCAACCATCGCGCGTGCGCGAAGGGAATGTCTGATGCGCAGAGCAGCCAAGGTCGATGCGAATCAGGCCGAGATCGTGGCCGCTCTACGCCAGATTGGTGCCAGTGTTCAGCCTCTTCACGCTGTCGGCCAAGGCTGCCCGGATTTGCTGGTTGGCTGGCGCGGAATGGTCAGCCTGCTGGAGATCAAGGACGGTTCCAAGCCGCCAAGCGCGAGGAAGCTGACGCCGGATCAGGAAAAGTGGCACGCAGCCTGGCGCGGCCAAGTCGCAGTAGTGGAAACGGTAGAGCAGGCCATTGCGGCCATCACCAACTGACCAAGGAAGGGAGTGCCACATGACGAAGCCAAAGGTAACGAAATGCCCGAGCCCGAGCTATCGGGAGTACCGCGCAGACAACGCCATGCGCGCAGCCCAACAGCGGGCGAGCGCTGCTCAGCCGCCGTTGATGTCGCTGGCGTCAAAGGTGCCGTCGTATCGGGTGGGAGACTGACATGACCACGCCGCAAATCATCCTCGCCATCGGATCGCTGTTCGTGCTCATCGGCCTGATGGGCTGGGCGCTGGTCCATATCGGGGCGCTCGGAGAGGACGACCCGGAGCAGGTCTACCCGGATCAGGACGGCGAGGCCACCCCGGCGCGCCACCAGTGGGTCAACGCTGGCGCCAAGGCGCCGACTGTGGAGTAGGGCGATGCGACAGCAGCGGGAAGACGAATCGGTGCATGACTACGTGGTTAGCACAATGCGCGAGCAGCGTGAATATCTGGAGCGGTGGGACATGATCAATCTCGCTGGGTGGCTGGTGGTTGGTGGCGGCACGCTGCTATTCCTCTTCTGCGCTGGCGTCTGGTGCTCGATCAACGGGGGCTGCTGATGCCGCTCTACTTCATGGCCCTGCTGTGGGGCTACTTCATCGAAGCCATGGCCACGGGCCGCAAGCGACAACAACGGGAGAAGGACTGATGCAAGTGTGGGTGACCTACGAAACCGCCGATGGCTTCAAGAAGGAGCGCGTGCCGGGCGGTGTCTGGACTGACGACTACGCCTACGTCGAGAAGAACTCGCCGCGGTGGCAGTGGGAGGAACGGATCATGGTCGAGTTGCCGCCCGGCGTGGTGTTGCAGCGGCTGAACAAGGGGGAGTGATGCAGGCGAGGAACAAGCCTAAGCCGACCGTAGCCGAGCAGCAGCACATCGTCCGCATCAAGGGCATGGACTGCGGCTGCTGCGGTGCGGCAGGCCCATCCGAGGCGCACGAGATCGAGCAGGGCATGTGGTGGACAAGCCTGCCGCTATGCCCAGACTGCCATCGGGGCGCGTTCAACGGAATCCACGGCCAGCAGCGCATGTGGAAGGTGCTGAAGAAGGACGAAATGTCAGTGTTGAACGACACCATCCGGTTGCTGATGGAAGATTGACGGGGAGATGCGGAATGTACGGCGATAGGTATTTCTTGACTGGGCAAATCATCGAATGCGAGGCAAAGAGAGTGGCTGAGCGGTTTGGCTGCAAGCAGACGGCGAAGGTGTTTTGTTCATCTGACCTTGCTGGCATTGAGATTCACAACGAGGGGAAGATCATCAAAGTGCCAATTTGTGAGCTTGGGCTATCCCTTGACAATTTCAGCGAGAGATACATCAAGCCGCTATTCGGTTGGTCCGATTGCAACTGAGGGGGAGCGGGAAATGAACGACCAAGAACTGAGACTGCACTGCCACCATTGGGCGTACTGGAGCTTCACGCGCAAGTACTTCGCGCCACCGGTGCCGCAGAACATCCTCGCGCAGATGCAGCCGCGTACCCGGCCACCGCGTGAGCCGGACGGTCCGATGGACCCGGACATGGCGTTCTTCAACATGGCCGTGCACGGGCTGGCGGACGAAGACCCCGAGTCGGCCATGTGCTTTGCGCTCTACTACTTCCACGGCATTCGCCCGGTCAAGCTGATGGCGGACAAGCTGGGTATTGGCACACGGACGTTCTACGACCGGATGCACCGGTTTGCGGGTCGGGCGCAAAAGCTCGCCGGCTCGATCAAACGGGTGCACCTGGAGCAGACGGCCGCGGCGATGGCGGAGGTAGATTGATGCTGCGACGCACATTTCTGAAGGTGCTCGGCGCCGGCGCGGCAGTCGCATCGGCGCCCCAGCTTTACCGAGAGGCGCACCTTTTTGTAGCCAAGCCGAAGGACTGGATCGAGGACCATGGCGACTTCCTCGTGGTCCGCGTGCCCGATGGCATGACGTTCGCCAAGGAGAGGCTGGAAAAGCCCGTGCTGCTGTTCATGGGCAACCGGACGCGGTTCCATGACTGCGAGATCAAAGGGTTCTGCAACGTCTATGCGGGCAAGGAATTCGCCATCACAGACACGGTCTTCGACGTAAGCCAGATGCGGCTGACCAAGGAGCGTTCGGCGGTCTATCTGCTCAAGGGAAGCGAGGGGCTGCTGAACCGCATCTCTGTCAGGTTCCCAGCGCAACAGGCCGCGGATTTTGGGGTGTGCGGGAAAACCTGCGCAATTTAGCGCCGCACGATTCAGTGTGATTTAGTAGCATTTCGGGAAAGCTGAGATTGGTGTCTCGGCTCTTCACGCATGGCGACCTCCGGACCGTATGCCGAAGGATCCAGATCGAAAGATCTGAGGTCGCCAGCCGTGAGGGAATGCGCAGGCTGATGCGCTAACAGCGTGAGTCGCCTAGAACGCTACAGGCGACATGCCGGCATTAAGCAGCGCCGGCCCCTCAACTTGTCTCCTCCACTAGCCCGAAAGGCTAGTTTCCAACCGCCTCCGGGCGGTTTTTTAATTTCCGGAGTCCTGAAATGCCCCGCAAGCGCGACCCCAACAAGCCGGTCGGCCCGACGCCGCTCGTGCTGGACGGCGACGCCAAGCGGGCAGTGCAGGACACGATCTGCGAGCGCATCGCGGATGGTGAGCCGCTGAAGGTGATCTGCCGCGAAGATGGCATGCCCAAGTGGCGGACCGTCTACGACTGGATCAAGGCTGATCCGGAGTTCGCTGAGCGGATGGACGTTGCCCGGCAGCTTGGCTACGACGCCATCGCCGAGGAAACGCTCGAGATCGCGGACGACGGGCGCAACGACTGGATGCAGAAGGTCGAGGAAGACGAGGCGCCGGGCTGGAAGCTCAACGGTGAGCACGTCCAGCGCTCGAAGCTGCGCATCGACACGCGCCTGAAGCTGCTGGCCAAGTGGCACCCGAAGAAATACGGCGAGAAGGTGACCGCCGAGCACACCGGGCCGAACGGGGCGCCGATCCAGTACGAGCGCATCGAGCGCGTGATTGTCGACCCCGAGAAGAAGTGAGCATCCTCCAGATCCCCACGGCGCGCGTGTTCACGCCGCTGCTGCAGCCGGCCCGCTACAAGGGCGCGTACGGTGGCCGGGGGTCAGCAAAGTCGCATTTCTTCGCTGGAATGCTGGTCGAGGACTGCATCCGCGAGCCGCTCGATGCGGTGTGCCTGCGCGAGACGCAGAAGTCTCTCAAGTTCTCGGCCAAGAAGCTGATCGAATCGAAGATCGGCGAGATGAATGCCGGCGACTACTTCGAGGTGCAGGACAAGGTCATCAAGTGCCGCCCGACTGGTGGCGGCGCCGGGGTCATCATCTTCGAGGGCATGCAGGACCACACCGCGGACTCGATCAAGTCGCTGGAAGGGTTCAAGCGGGCGTGGATCGAGGAAGCGCAGAGCCTGAGCCAGCGCAGCCTTGACCTGCTGCGCCCGACCATGCGCGCGCCAGGCTCTGAGATCTGGGCGTCGTGGAACCCTGACCAGCCGACGGACCCGATTGACGCGCTACTGCGTGGTCCGGTGCTGCCCAAGGGCGCGGTGGTGGTCGAAGCGAACTACACGGACAACCCGTGGTTCCCGGAAGAACTCCGGGAAGAAATGGAGTACGACCAGCGGCGCGACCCGGACAAGTACGCGCATATCTGGCTGGGCCAGTACCAGAAGAACACGAAGGCGCGGGTCTTCAGCAACTGGCGCATCGAGGAATTCGAGCTTCCGGCCGGGACGATCTTCCGTCTCGGCGCGGACTGGGGCTTCTCCGTCGATCCATCGGTGCTTATCCGGTGCGCCATCGAGGGAAACATCCTGTACGTGGACTATGAGGCGTACATGGTGGGCTGCGAGATCGTGAACCTGCCCGAACTGTTCATGGGCGTGCCGGATGCAGAGAAATGGCCGATTACTGCCGATTCCGCCCGGCCCGAGACGATCAGCCACATGCAGCAGCACGGTTTTCCGAAGATCCGCGCCGCCATCAAGGGCGCCAAGTCGCTGGAAGAAGGCGTCGAGTTCCTGAAGTCGTTTGACATCGTGGTGCATCCGCGTTGCAAGCACCTGATCGATGAACTGACGCTCTACAAGTACAAGGTCGACAAGGACACCGGCGACGTGCTGCCGATCCTGGAAGACAAGGACAACCACGTGATCGACGCACTGCGCTATGCCTGCGAGGGCGCGCGGCGCGCCGGCAAGAAGCCTGTAGGCGCGAAGCCCAAGCCGAGACCCCCTCAACATACCAATTGGATGGCCGCATGATCGACATCTACACCACAGCCAAGGTGCAGGGCTACGAGCAGTTGACCGGCAATGCCGCCGCCAATGGCCTGAAGGCGGTGCCGGCAAACTGCCGATTCGCGCTGATCCAGGTGGAAGGCCAGCCCGTGCGCTGGCGCGACGACGGCGTGAATCCGACGATTGCCATCGGCATGCGTCTTCTGCCTACCAACGAGGGTATGCGCTACATGGGCGATCTGAACAAGATCCGCTTCATCGAAGAAGCCGCCAGCGGCACCGTGAACGTCACCTACTACGTCTGATGGCATCCTCCGAGATCAACGACCTGCTGCAGGACTTCAAGGACGACGAGTCCTATTGGGCCGAGCAGTTCAAGGGGATGCGGGAGGATATGCATTTCTCGAACCCTGCCGATCCGCAGCAGTGGGACGAGAACGTGCGCCGCGCGCGGGAATCGTCGGTGGATGGCGCGCGCCCGTGCCTGACGTTCGACCAGACGAATCAGTACATCGCTCAGGTGGTGAACGACAGCCGGCAGAACAAGCCGAGCATCAAGGTCATGCCGAGCGAGGGCGGCGACGTTGCTGTCGCCAACGCCATCGAAGGCGTGATCCGCCATATCGAATACCAGAGCCGCGCCGGTATCACGTATGACACGGCGCAGGAGCATGCAGCCCGCATCGGCCTCGGCTGGATGCGCGTGCTGCCGGTGGTGGTCAACGAGAAGCTGAACCAGCAGGAAGTGCGTATTCAGCGCGTGCATGACCCGCTGTCGGTGATGCTGGACCCGGATTCGACGGAGCCGGACGGGTCCGACGCCACGCGGGGCTGGGTGACGTCCACCCTGTCGAAGAAGGCATTCGAGCGCCGCTTCCAGGGTGCAAAGCCGGCATCGTGGAATGGCCAGACCGCGCCGGGTTGGTTCACGACGGATGGTTTGCGCATTGCCGAGCGGTTCACGGTCGTCAGCAAGAAGTCGAATCGGCTGCTGGTGCGCGGTCCCGACGGCACGATGGAGTTGACCGAGGACGAATACTGGCGTCTGGCGCAGACGACCGGCTTCCGCCCAGAGGTGACTGGCTCCTACGAGGCCGAAGAACGATCAGTGCGCTGGCTCACGATGTCCGGCGCTGAGATTCTCGAGGAAACCGACTTCCCGTCGAAGTGGATTCCGCTGATCCCGGTCCTTGGGTACGAGCTGTGGGTTGAAGGCAAGCGTTACCTGTGCGGCATGGTACGTCGGATGCGCGATGCCCAGCAGGCGTACAACTACGAGCGGTCGGCCTACATCGAGTCCGTGGCGCTGCAGCCCAAGTCGCCGTGGGTGGCCTCGGCTGAAGCCATCGAAGGGTACGAAGAGATCTGGGCGGGCGCGAACACGTCGAACCGGTCATACCTGCCGTGGAACGCTTACGGCGAGGACGGCGACACGCAGATCCCGCAGCCCACGCGCCTGCCGCCGCCCACCATCCCCGCGAGCTTCATCCAGGGTGGCCAGATGGCGCTGTCGGACATCCAAGCGTCCATTGGCATGTACCGCGCGAACCTCGGCGCCCCGTCGAACGAGACGAGCGGCAAGGCCATCAACGCCCGGAAGATCGAGGGCGACACGGCGAATTTCCACTACATCGACAACCTGTCGCGCTCGATGGAGCACCTAGGCCGGATCGTGGTGGACATGATCCCGCAGATTTACGACACGCCGCGCGTGGCCCGCATCTTGGGCGAGGACGGCACCTCTGACTCGGTGAAGATCGACCCGAACATGCCGGAGCCGGCGGCGAAGAACCGTGACGGCAAAGTGGTGACGATCAACCCGAACGTCGGCGAATACGACGTGCGTGTGAAGGTCGGCCCGTCGTTCACTTCGCTGCGTCAGGAATCGGGCGAGGCCATGGCGCAACTGCTTCAGCGCGCGCCGAACCTGATCCCTGTGCTGGGCCCGGAATGGATCCGCAACCAGGATTGGCCGAACGCCGAGAAGGTAGCAAAGCTGCTGCTGGCCATGGCGCCACCACAGGTGCAGGCCATCGAGAGCGACAAGACCGACATCCCGCCCGAGGTCATGGCCAAGATGCAGGGCATGCAGCAGGAGCTGCAGCAATGCCAGCAACTGCTGCAGAAGATGGGCGAGGAATACAACAAGCTCGAAGGCGACCGTTCCAACGACACGCTGAAGGCCCAGATCGACGCCTACAACGCGGAAACGAACCGACTGAAGGTAACGCTGCCCGCTGCCGACCCGCAGCAGATTGCCACGCTGGCCGCTCAGCTCGTGATGCAGGCGCTGATGCAGCCCGATCCGCTGGACCAGGGCGGCGCACCACCACCGGCCATGCCGGCACAAGAAGCACAACCCGAACCGCCGCAAGGCGGTTTTTCTTTGCCCGAACAAGGCGCGGAAGCCCCGCAGGAGCCTCCGCCCGAACAGTTCCAGCAGTAACCCACTGGCCGGGGACGCGGCCTGATCCCACTTAGCCGAGAGCTATGACGACTGAAAGCCAGGTGACGACTCCCGATGTCACCGAAATCCCTTCGGGTGAATCCGCTGTAACTCCTGAGATCGCGGGGCAGGACAACGCCAACGAAGCGCAAACGCCAGAAGGCGGCGAGGGCACCAAGCCTGAACCGACCGCGGCAGAACGCGCTGCGAAAGCTCTGGAACGCCGTGTGGCGCGGCTGACGCGGGAGAAGTACCAACTCTCCGCCCAGCTCGAGCAAACACGACAAGTCCCGCAGCCGAATGGCGAGCAGGAAACGCTGACGCCGGATGAGGTCGAGCGTCGTGCCGATGAAAAGGCGCGCGCGATGACCGAAACCCAGCGGCTGAACGACCGCAGCAACCAGATTTACGAGACTGGCGTCAAGGCATTCAAGGGCGACTTCGACAAGGCACTGTCCGAGATTCAACAGATCTCGCCGCTGTTCGATGCGAAGGGCAAGCCCGTGCCTCTGATGCAGGCGATCTTCGAGACGGACGAGCCCCACAAGGTTCTCCACTACCTCGGCACGAATCTCGATGTCGCGGAAGAACTCGCCGACATGTCTCCGCTGCGCGCAGCACGAAAGCTTGGCCAGATCGAAGCCGATCTCGCCAAGAAACCCGAACCCAAGCCGAGCAACGCTCCGAAGCCCCTGCAGCCCGTCAAGGCAGCAGCGGCCGGCAGCGCGCCTGACCCGTCCAAAGACCCTGAGGGGTGGGCGAAATGGCGCAACGAGCAGACGCACGGCAAGCGATAACAGGAGCCTGTCATGGCTGACAATCTGATTACCTCGAGCATCATCACCGCCGAAACGCTGCGCATTCTGCACAACGAGTCGGCATTCCTCGGCAACATCAACCGCGAGTACAACGACCAATTCGCCAAGACCGGCGCCAAGGCCGGTGCCACGGTCAACGTTCGCCGCCCGGTGCAGTTCACGGTTCGCTCCGGCGCAACCGCCAACTTCCAGGACGTGAACGAAACCCCGGTGACGATCACCATCCAGCCGGAATTCGGTATCGACTGGGACTTCACCGACTTCGACCTCACGCTGTCGGTGGACAAGTTCTCGGAGCGCTACCTGCAGCCGGCCGGCAAGCGTCTGGCGACCGAACTGGACATGCGCATCGCATCGCTCTACAAGCAGGTGTACAACTTCACCGGCACGCCGGGCACCACCCCGACGACCGCCCTGGCAGCGCTGAACGCCGGTGTCGCCCTGGACAACAACGCGTGCCCGCGTGACGGCAACCGTACGCTGGCGCTGACCCCGCTGTCGCAGGCGTACATGGTTGATGGCCTGAAGGGGCTGTTCAACTCGCAGCAGGAAGTCGGCAAGCAGTACCGCACCGGCATGATGGGTACGGCGCTGGGTATGGACTTCCAGATGTCGCAGAACCTGCCGACGCACCAGGCTGGTCCGCAAGGCGGCACGCCGTTGGTGAACGGTGCCAACCAGGGCATTATCAACTCGGGTTCCACCGACAACCCCTACGCCGCAACCACGTCGCTCGTCACGAACGGCTGGACGGCTGCCGCTGCGCTGCGCCTGCGCGCTGGTGACGTGTTCACCATCGCCGGCGTGTTCTCAGTCAACCCGGAGAACAAGCAGTCCACCGGCCTGCTGCAGCAGTTCGTCGTGACGGCCGACGTTTCGTCCGACGCGTCGGGCAACCTGACGGCCGTCATCTCGCCGGCCATCATCGCCGGTGGCGCCTACCAGAACGTGACCGCCCGTCCGGCTTCGGGTGCAGCGATTACGGTGCTGACCGGTGCGGCCAACACGCTGAACGGCCAAAACGTGCTGTTCCACAAGGACGCGTTCACGCTGGTGACGGTGGACATGGACCTGCCGCGCGGGATGGACATGTCCGAGCGCATGGTGTCGGATGGCGTCTCGCTGCGCTTCGTGCGTGGCTTCGACATCACCAACAACAAGCGCCTCTGCCGCTTCGACATTCTGGCCGGCTACGCCGCGCTGCGCCCCGAGTGGGCTTGCCGCCTGACCCAGTAAGGGTCGGCACACGGAACGGGGCTTCGGCCCCGTTTTTCATTCCCCTCAGGAGATTCACATGGACATGTTCCCCAAGTGGAAGTATGCGGCCGACGGTCGCTCGCTCATCGTGGACGACGCAGATGCAGAAGAAGCGCTCGGCGAAGGCTGGTACGACTCGCCAGCCAACATCCCCGATCTGGATGCCGAGCCCGACACCGATGACATCGATGCGTTGCGCGCCCAGGCCGAAGAACTCGGCATCGAGGTGGACAAGCGCTGGAAGGCCAAGCGTCTGCACGAAGAAATCGCCAAGGCACAAGGCTGAACATGGCAACGGTCAGCAAGCTGATGAATCTCGCGGCGCTCGACGCCGGGATCGTCGGTAATGGTCAGACCCTCTCGGGCGAGGATACGGAAACGGTCTTCGACACGCTGAACCAGATGCTCGCGCTCTGGCGCACCTCCGAACTGGAGGTGTACTGCCAGAAGCAGATCGTGGTCCCGGCAACTGGCGCGACGACCTACACCATCGGCCCGGGCGGCACCATCGATACAGATCGTCCGACGAGCATCAGCGCGGCGGCATGGCGCAACGGCACATTTCCTGCTGACCTTGTCTACTCCCTGCGGGTGATGGTCAATCTCGAAGACTGGCAGAAGCTGACCACCCAGGCGTTGCAGGCATGGCCTAGCGCCGTGTTGTATGAGCCGACATTCCCGCTTGGCACCCTGTACGTGTGGCCGCAGACGACTGGCGGACAGTTCGAATTGATCACAAAGACCCCGCTGTCGGAATACACGTCGATTGGCGAGGACATGAACATTCCGCCCGAGTACGACCTGCCGATCCGCTCGAATCTGGCCGTCCTGCTTGGGCCGGCGTTCAGCACGCCGATCCGCCCGGACATCGCCAAGGTGGCAGCGCTGTCCCTGAAGAAGCTCAAGCGCAGCAATGCCCGCGTGCGCAACCTGCAAATGCCGGCCGGTATCCCGAGCGGTCAGGGGATCGGGCGGCTGAACATCATCGACAACCAGTACAGCCGCTGATATGGCCCGCGTCCAGCTCATCACCGCCGCCTACACCGCGCGGAGCAAGAAGGCGTCGGCACAGCGCTGCGTGAACCTGTTTCCCGAGATCAACCCGCCCGATGCTCCGTCGCAGACGACGTTCTACGGCACGCCTGGATACACGCTCTGGAGCACGATTCCGGGGTCCGGGCCGGTGCGCGGAGCCTACGTGTCGAGTAACGGCATTCTGTTTGCGGTACGCGGCGCAACCCTATACCGCTACAACGGCGGATCATGGGTTGAGTCGGGGACGCTTGGATCGACTGCCGGCCGGGTGGTTGCAACCGACAACGGCACCAACGCGGTGTTCGTGGATGGATCAACCACGGCGCCGACGGTCAACCTTACCGATTTCACGCAGGGCGCCATGTCCGGAGACGGCTGGTATGGCGCAGATTTCTGCTATTTCCTGAATGGCCGGATCGTCTTCAACAAGCCCGATACCCAGCAGTTCTACTGGACGGGGCTGTACGAACTGACGCTGGACCCGCTGGACTTCGCCAGTGCTGAAGGCTCGCCAGACGCCATCGTGTCGATGCTGGTCGATCACGCGGAATTGTGGTTCTGGGGGCCGCAGAGCCTGGAAATCTTCTACGACAGCGGTGATCAGGACCAGCCGTATCAGCGCGTGCAGGGCGCATTCAATGAAGTTGGATGTGTTGCACCGCACTCGATCAACCGCCTGGACAACACGATCTACTGGCTGGGCCGAGACCGCAACGGCGGAAACATCGTGTTCCGGGCGTCGAACTACCAGCCACAGCGCGTCAGCACGCACGCCATCGAGCAGGAATTTGACACCTACTCTAGGACGGATGACGCCTTTTCGTGGACCTACCAGCAGGAGGGGCACACCTTCTACGTGCTGGTTTTCCCGACGGCGAGCAAGACGTGGGTATTCGACGTGGCCACCGGCCTGTGGCACGAGCGCGCATACCGGCAGGATGATGGTTCGCTGATCCGGCACCGGGGCAATTGCCATGCGTACTTCGACGCCAAGCACCTGATCGGTGACTTCGAGAACGGCAACATCTACCAACTGTCGATGAACGTCTATCAGGACAACGGCGACGAGATCGTGCGGTTCAAGGACTCGCCGCACAACTCGCAGGGTGTGCGGATGTTCTATTCCCGTCTGCGGATTGACTGCCAGGTGGGCGTGGGTGACGAGGCCGGCAGCGAGCCGAACGTGTGGATCCAGTGGAGCGACGACGGCGGCGTGTCGTGGTCCTCGTCTGTCATCCGCTCGCTTGGAAAGTTAGGTGAGAGCCGCAAGCAGGTCAACGTAACGCGCCTCGGATCTGGGCAGGACCGCATCTTCCGTCTCGGGACCAGTGCAAATGCGCCCATCGCTTTCAACGGGGCATTCGTGAACGCCGTGCCCGGCGTCGGTAACTGATGGCTACGACGCAGATTTCGCTCCCGAACTACCGGGAACCGCTACAGGACGCGCAAGGCAACATTTCCCGGTCGTGGTGGTTGTTTTTCCAAGGTCTGGCGAAGACCGTCGGCGGTGGGCAGGTGCCGGACCTGAGCACGATCATTGCTGTCCTGACGGATCTGACGAAACAGGTGCAGGACCAGGCGCTGGAAATGCAGCCGACCGGGTTGCACGACCTGTCCGTGGCGATCTCGGAACTGGCCGGCAGGCTGGAAACGACCCAGAACGTCACGAAGCTGCAAAGCAAGCTGGACGAACTGGAATCTGTGATCGCCGACATCCAGCGTCCGACGCAGAACACGTCGTTCGTGGAGCCGGTGACGAATCCGGCTTCGCTTCTGAACTCGTGGGTCAACACGGTCGGCAGGCTTGTCGGCTACTACAAAGACCCATTCGGCATTGTGCATCTGCTGGGCTTCCCTACGAGCGGCGTAATTGGTAACGCGATCTTCACGCTGCCAGCCGGGTATCGGCCTGCTGCGCGCTACTTCTTTCCAGTGGTGAGCAATGATCTTTTCGGCGCTGCCTACGTGGATAGCAATGGGGATGTAGTCGCCTACAAGGGCAGCAACGCGTATTTCGCGCTCGATGGCATCACTTTCCGAGCCGCATAAGGAACAGATATGGCAATCACTTACAAGAAGGCATTCCAGCCGACGGTCCTGACCACATCGCTCGCCACGCTGTTCACGGTTGACACCGCGCCCACGAACGTGCTGTTGCGCGGGGGCCGGGTGCGATTCACAAACACCAGTGGCGTCGCCGTCCCCGTGACCGCGTGTGCGGTGCCTGCGGGGGGATCTGGCGGGACCGGAAACACCATCGTCAATGCCCGGTCAATCGGGCCCGGCGACTACCTCGACATCGACCTTCCTACCATGGCTGCCGGCGACTTCCTACAGGCGCTGGCCGGGTCTGCCACCTCGATCACCGCTCATTACATCTCCGGAGCCTTCTACTCGTGAAGAATTTCCTGCGTATCGCCGAAGGCATCGACGTGATGCCGCTGCTGCTCGCCATCCAGCGCAAATCTCATCTGTGGCAAGAGGACACATTCCTGCGCCACTACCCGCAGGGACCATTCGGTGAGGTCGAAACGATCTTCCTACGCTTCCCGGAGCGCGTCGTGTTCGATGACGAAGACCCGGCAGAGCAGGAGCGCAAGGTGGCGCTTTACAAGCAGAACCTGCTGCCAGGTTATGACCAGCACGAGTCCATCGACTACCCGGCGTATGCCGAACTGCCCGAAGCGCGCCCGCTGATTACGAGCCTGATGGCGCGCCTCGGCGGTACGCGGCTGGGCCGGTGCATGGTCAACAAGGTCAACCCGGGCGGCCAGATTTTCCCGCATGCCGACTCGCCCGAGCATGTCAGCTACTGGAACAACCGGATGCACATCGTGCTCCAGTCCGATCCGGGCAACGTCTTCAAGTGTGGCGACGAGCAGGTTTGGATGCGCCAGGGCGAAGTCTGGTGGTTCGACCACGGCGTCGAGCACGCCGTGATCAACAACAGCGCCAGCGAGCGCATCCATCTGATTTGCGATATCCGGACCTGAACATGCTGACATTCGCTCTCGAACGCTTCGGCGACGTCTACGAAGAAATGTACCCGCTGCTGGTCGAGCACTACGACGAGATCAGCCAGCACAAGGAACAGGGCATTCCCCTCGCGCCGCAGCCTGACGTGTACCAGGCGCGCGAGAACGCTGGAAACCTGCTGATGGTCATCGCGCGCGACAGCGGCCGGATCGTCGGTTACTTCGTTGCCATCATCGCGCCGGCCCTGCACTACCAGTCGTGCCTCACGTGCTCGCCTGACATCTTCTACGTGCAGCAGGACTATCGGCGCGGCGGCGCGGCGCTCGGCATGTTCCAGTTCGTGGAAGCCGAATTGCGCCGGCGCGGCGTTCGCGCGTGGATGGTCGGCAGCAAGGTCGCGCACGACGTGACGAAGCTCTTTGAACACCTCGGCATGACGCCATTCGAGGTGACTTATGTGAAGTGGCTGGAGTCCTGACATGCTCTACATGAAGCGGAAGACCCTCGGACACACATTCGAGGTCGCGGCAGCTGTTGCCGGCGCAGCGGTAGTAGGCGGCGTTGCGAGTAGCGCCATGGGATCGAAGGCGGCCGGAAAGGCGGCTGACGCGCAGAAGGATGCAGCCGCGCAGCAAGCGCAAGTCCAGTGGGACATGTACCAGCAGCAGCGCGAGGATCAGGCGCCTTGGCGGGACGCTGGGAATAGCGCGCTCAACTCTCTCATCGTTCGGCTCGGGCTCGACGGCGGTAAAGGCGGCCTTCTCGACAGCTTCAGCCAGCAGGACTTCGAGGGAGACCCCGGCTACCAATGGCGCATGCAACAGGGGCAGAAGGGCATCGAATCGTCCGCCGCCGCGCGCGGTGGTCTGCTGTCCGGCGCGGCCGGCAAGGCGATCAGCCAGTACAACCAGAATTTCGCCTCGAACGAGTACAACAACGCCTACAACCGGTTCAACCAGAATCAGGCCAACATCTTCAATCGTCTGGCGGCTATCGCTGGCGTCGGTCAGCAGGCGACGAACCAGCTAGGACAGGCGGGGCAGAACTATGCCGCCAACACTGGCAATGCGCTGCAATACGGGGGAACCGCTCGAGCATCGGGTTACGCGAACCAAGCAAACGCGCTCAGTTCGGGCCTCGGCTCGATCTCTGGCGGCCTGATTGGCTATGGCAATGCCACGGGCTGGGGAAATGGCGGTGGCTACAGTGGGGGCGCCACGTCTTATCCAGTCAACGACTATTACTCCGGCACCAACGGTATCCCGATCCAGTAAGGGGCAGACATGGCAGATTTCAACCCGCTGGCTTTCCAGCAAGCGCAGCAGTCCGCAATCGGGGTGGCAGATAACGTGCGTCAGAACCGCCTCCAACAGATGGCGCTACAGCGCGCGGAGGAAGCCTACCAGCAGGAGCAGTCGGCCAACCGCCTGTACGCTGCCGCTGTCGGCCCGGATGGCAATATCGACCGCACGAAACTCGTTACCGGGTTCGCTCAGGGCGGACTCGGCTCGAAGATCCCGGCATTGCAGACGCAGTTCGCTACGCAAGACAAGGCCCTGCGGGAGGCCGACAAGGCCAAGCTCGAAAGCATCAAGCAGCATGTCGAATTGCAGGGCCAGTTGCTCGGCGGGGTGCGCGATCAGGCCACCTACGACGCCGCGCGCCAGCAGGCCGCACAGGCAGGGATAGACGTGAGCCAATTGCCCCCGCAGTACAACCCGGCGTTCGTGCAGCAGGCGCAGCAGAAAGCGCTCACTGCCGCGCAGCAGGTCGAACAGATGTGGAAGCAGAAGGGCTACGACCTAGACCAGCAGAAGTTCGGCTACCAGCAGCAGAACGACGAGGCAAATCGCGGTGTGCAGCTGCTGGGGCAGCAGGTAACCATGCGCGGGCAGGACATGAGCGCAGATACCGCGCGCCGTGGTCAGGATCAGACGAACGCCCGCGCTACGGAGGCGGCAAAGACCAAAGACGCGCAGGCCGAGAAGACGCGCACGCAGGATGCAAACGATGCTCTCGGCCTTATCAACATGGCCGACAAGCTGCTCAACGACGCGACCGGGAGTCGCCTCGGGAATGCCATCGATGTAGGAGCCGGAGCGCTCGGTATCTCAACGCCGGGTGCGCAGGCTGGCGCTCAATTGAAGGCGCTCGAAGGTGCGCTTGTTTCCAAGATGCCCAAGATGAGCGGCCCGCAGTCCGACAAGGATGTGTTGCTCTATCGTCAGATGGCGGCGCAGATCGGGGATGCCAATCTTCCTGTCGCCACCCGCCGCGCGGCGCTCAATACGGTGCGTCAGATCCAGCAGAAGTACGCCGCTGGTTCGTCGGGCGCCAGTGCCTCGGCCAAGCCATCCCTATCCGACATCTTCGGCAACTGACCATGGATAACGTCAAGAGGTTCGCGCAGACCTACGGCCCGGTGGCCACAGAGGTCGGTCAGCGCATCGGCGTTGCGCCTGACGTACTGCTCGGACAGTGGGGGCTGGAAACTGGCTGGGGAAAGTCAGTGATTCCGGGCACGAACAACCTCGGCAACATCAAAGACTTCTCCGGTGGCGGCCAGCGCGCGGTTGACAACATGACCGGCTCGAGCGACGCCTATCGTTCATATGCCACGCCATCGGCATTCGGCAGTGACTTCGCGGACCTTATCTCGCGCCGATACCGCGGCGCCGTAGGCTCTGGTGCAGACGTCAACAAATTCGCTACCGCACTGAAGACTGGCGGCTATGCAGAAGACCCGGCATATGTGTCCAAACTGTCCGGCGCCACGAACCTCGTAAGGAAATTCGCAGACATGGCACTCAGCTCGGTATCCGGCACGGCGAACGCATCGGGCGGCGATCTCGCGGCGAAGGTGAAGCAGGCCAAGGAAGCCGGCTATTCCGACGACGAGATTTTCCAGCATCTCGGGCAGAGCCAAGGCTTCGCGGACAAACTGAAGCAGGCGCGTGACGCTGGATATAGCGACGCGGATATCCGCCAGCACTTCGGGCTTGCCGCAGGTTCTGCGACCGCTTCCGCATCGCCTGCGCCTGCCGCCGCGAAGGAGACGCCAAAGGAAGAGCCTGGCATTATCGCCACGCTCGGCGCCACAGCGGGCAAGGGCTTTGGCAACGCCGTGCTAGGGGCGCAGCAATTGGTTGGCAAGGGGTTGCAGGGCTTGGGTAGTGGCGACGCATCCAGCGCTGGCGCCAACCCGATCCAGCGCGCCGGCAACTGGCTCGTGAACGATGCCACACAGGGCGCTCGCAATCTTGAGACGCAGGCCAAGCCATACGCTGATGCCAACCCTGTGACGGCTGTCGTCGGCGAGGTTGCCGGCTCTGTCGCCAACCCGCTCAACCGTCTGGTGCCGCTGGCCGGCGCGGGAAGCCTCGCAGGTGCAGTAGGGCGAGCCGGAGCACAGGGCGCGATCTCTGGCGCAGTGACTCCGGTCACGCAGGACGACGGCAACTTCGCTGGCAACAAGCTGGCTCAAATCGTAACTGGTGCCGGGGTGGGAGCGGCTATACCGGTGGCAGGTGCCGCTGCTCGAGCTACGGGTCGCGGAGTCGCGAATGCCCTGACGCCCAAGGCGACATCTCCAGAGGTCGGAAATCTGGCTCGCCGCGCCGGAGAACTTGGAATCGATCTCCGCGCAGATCAGGTGGCAAATAGCAAGCCACTCAACGTTCTCTCTGCTGCGCTCGACTATGTGCCGTTCAGCGGAAAGGGCGCGGCGATGTCTGCCCAGCAGAAGCAATTCAACACTGCCGTGTCACGCACGGTCGGAGAGAACACCGACAACGTGGCGGCAGCCATCACGAACGCGGAAAAGCGCCTAGGCGGCGAGTTTGATCGTGTTCTGAAGAACACCACAGTCAACGCTGACAATGCCTTTCAAGATGATCTCGCGCGGATCGTCGGCGATGCGCAAAATGAGATGACCGAACAGCAGTTCGGCGTCCTGTCCAAGCAGATCAACAACATCCTGAGCAAGGTGAAAGAGGGAGATGTCATCCCATCCGATGCTGCGTACAACATCAAGAAAGGGCTCGACCGTCTTAGCAACAGCAATGACTCTACGCTCGCGTACTACTCGCGAGATTTGCGAGGGGCTCTTCTCGACGCATTGAACCGCTCTCTGCCAGACGGTGGCGAAGCGTTCGCCAAGACGCGCCAGCAATGGGCAAACCTGCGTGAACTCGGAAAGATTCTGCCGCGCGGCGCGGAGGGAGATATCTCGCCAGCCCGACTCGCGAATGCCCGTGGCGTCAAATCAAAGGATCTCGGGGAGTTGGCGGATGTGGCCGCGCAGTTCTTGAAGCAGCGTGTCGGGGATTCCGGAACTGCTCAGCGCGTTGGAGTGTACAGCCTGCTTGGGAGCGGTGCCGCAATTGATCCGGTTTCTGTGGGGATCGGCCTGACTGGCGGCCGAGCAGCGAATGCAGCGCTCGGAAGCAATCGGTTGGTTCAGTCGTTGATAAACCGGTCAATCAACCCAGCGGCTCTCAACGGGAATGGACTCCTCGCGGCGCCGGCGCAAAACGCTCTCCTCGAGCGCCTGGCTCCGTACCTCGTCCCCGCTGGGGCGACGGCGGGCGCGAACGCCCTCAATAAGCCCTAAGACGAAGTTCCAAAGCATGACGAAGGCAATGAGATACATGCCTTTTTGAAGGATTTTTAGGTCTATCCAGTCCATCGCGAAAGAGTAGCACACCCCAGACAGCCGGCCATTGCGCCGGCTTTTTTCATGCCCGCCACAGAGCGGGCTTTTTCATTTGAGGCCCTGAACTCCCATGTCTCTCAGCCTGCTACCCGAGCCGATCCAATCATACGAGGACAGCAACGGCCACCCGTTGAACGGTGGTCAACTGTTCACGTATGCCGCTGGCACAACGACGCCTAAGGCCACGTATCAGGATGCCGCTGGCACGATCCCGAACACGAACCCGATCATCCTGAACGAGCGCGGCGAGGCGACTCTGTATGGCAGCGGAAATTACCGCTTCGTACTCAAGAACTCATTCGGCGCCACGATCTGGGACCGCGATAACGTCAATGCAGCGATCAGCGCATCAGACCTGAGCGGCGACAACGGCGCCACGCTGATCGGCTACGACGGGAC